GGATAGAAAATTATGAAAAAAAAGAAAAAAGTTTGTTTTAGACTTTTGTCAAAAAATTTCTGATCGGAACTGTCAAAAAATGCGATTTTCAAAAAAAAAAGCACCCTCCCTTTACCTGAGATAAAAATGTCTTTTTAAAAAAGGAGGTGTTTTATGGATTCATTTTTGTTGATTTTTATAAAATTTATATTTTTACGACTAAATGTCAGGTAAAGAAATTTACCTTTACCTAGATTTTAGTAGTAAATTTTGAATTGTTATAAAATATTTATAAAATCAAAGGATAAAAAGAACAAAACTAGAAAAATCTAAAAATCAACCAGGTAAAGGGAGGGTGCTTTTTTTTTTCAAAACCGTTTTTTTGGGATCAAAAATTTTGTAAAAAAAGAAAAAAGTTTGTTTTAGACTTTTGTCAAAAAATTTCTGATCGGGACTGTCAAAAAATGCGATTTTCAAAAAAAAAAGCACCCTCCCTTTACCTGAGATAAAAATGTCATTTTAAGAATTTTAGTGTTTTATGGGTTGATTTTAAAGATTTTTGTTAAAAACTTTATTTTTACGACTACTTTTCAGGTAAAGAACCTGGAGCTTTACCTAGATTTTAGTAGTAAATTTTGAATTAATATAAAAATCAAAGGATAAAAACGAAATTAAAAAATTTTTAAACAATCGTCTAAATAAACATTAAAGTATAAACTGTAAAGTATAACATAAACTGTAAAGTATAACATAAACATTAAAGTATAACAAGCGTATTTCTAATAATTTATAAAAGTATAATTTATAAAATTTATTTTATTTATAATATATATAATATATATAAAAATGACTTGGGCAGATTTATTTGCATTTATAACTGTAATCACATACTCGATTTTTCAACTAATACCAACTAGTACAGCAGTAAACTGTATGCTAAATAATAAATCCTATAAAGATAAACAAGAAGGTTTATTTATAACATCTGCAGTAGGTTTAGCACTTCAGGCAGCACTTATTCTATTCGCGTGTTTCATGTACTTTTATATGAAACCATTCCCAATGTGGGGTTATATTGTATATTTATTTGTTTCTTCTATTACTATGGTGCCTATATCTACTGCATTAAACTGTATGGAGAATAATACTTCATATAAAGATAAAAATGATAGTTTATATATTATGTCTATAAATGGATTAATGCTCAATGTGATGTTTATTATTGGAACAATATTTCTGTTTATAATAAGTATTACAGAACATGGTATTAGATTATAAAAACTTTTAATTTTATTATAAATAAATTTTTATATTATTATATTTATATATAATATAATGGGTATAGTTGGAAAATTAGAAGATAATGGTGTAAATGCAATGTTATTTGTAGCGGGTTTTGTTATATTATGTGTAACTATTGCCGAAATGATTGAAAAATTGAATGCAAAACAAACTGATACAGATTTGTATAGAACATATATAGCATCTTTAGCTCTTTCACTTACAAGTGTAATTGTATCACTTGTACGATTTACTGGACAATTTTCTATATATATTTTAATTGTTGTATTAATACTTCTTGGAATACTTGCTATTGGTACAACATCTAAGGAAATAGATGATAAAAGTAAAGCAGATAAAAAAGAAACTGATATATATAAATTAAATGTTGCAGGATTAATTGTTGCTATAATTGGTATTGTTTTTGGTGCAATTGTTATCACATTAAAAATTATTGCACCAAGTCTTTAAATATTTAAAAATTGAATTTAATCTTAAAAAATATAGAAAATGCAAGATTACATGACAAAATTCTCAGATATGACAGAATGCTCAGATATGACAGATATAAGTAATGCTCTGGAAGAAATAAGTGGTGAAATGGATATATTATGTAAGCAAATATTAAATATTGAAGTGAGTGAATGCAATGAATTTGAAGAATATGAATTCAAAGAATTTAAAGAATTAAAGAAATCATTGTCAATTCGTCACTTTAATAAGGATGTATTAGAAAAAACAAAAATTAGATATAATAGATATATATCAAATATTGATATATGGGAAATTAATAATATATCATTCTATCATATTAGAGATAATATAATGATATTTTTAAATATTCCTACATTAAATATAGAATCAATGAAATATAAATTAAAACTCATGAGAAAAATTGATAGTGAATTAGTACACATGATAAAAACATATATTATGTAAAAATAAAAACATATATTATGTAAAAATAAAAACATATATTATGTAAAAATAAAAACATATATTATGTAAAAATAAAAACATATATTATGTAAAAATAAAAACATATATTATATAGGGTCTTCGGACCCTAAACTACATTTATTATATTAATTAATATGATGATAAATGTTATTTAAAAAAAAATGAATTATACATAATATAAAAAAAGAAATAAAAAGATGTATATTAAAAACATCGCTATTCTTTTTACTATAATTAAAAGTAGTAATGGAGCACCTGCATTGATAGGAAATAATCTTGCTGTATCTAGTATTCCACAAAATCTTGTCACATCTAATATTCCATTATCTCCTTTTGGAAAGCAACAAGATATTTGTGTACAAGTAGATGGTGTAGGATATTCAGTAAATGGATTTCCAAGTAGTCCATATAAAATAATACCATTTATGGATTTTTTTAAAAACCCAATAAATGCACAACCAACTGGTAAAGTATGTAGATCTGATGGTCATTGCATTAGAACATATGAGCACGATGTTACGGAAGTTCAATTGAGAGTATTTGATAATACAATACCATCTTGTAAGAAATTTCCCGGAACATGGTTTTTATCGTATAATGGAACTATCCCAGGAGCTACAATTAGAATGCCCACAGGACATGAATCTATTGTTAGATTTAATAATAAAATTGATTATAAAAATGGGTTCTTTAAAGGTGAATTTAGCCCATGTTTGGCGAACAATGGACGTCAAGGAAGACCATTTAGTACGCATTTTCATGGTTCTGCAAGTCTAGCTGGATATGATGGTTGGGCAGAAGACGAAACATGCTTTGGAGAAACAAAAGATTATGTTTATCCTAACAATAGACCGAATACTGGATGGTATCATGACCACGCGTTGCATATCACGGCTGATAATGCATATCTTGGTATGGCTGGAATGTATATTACTAGTTCAAAGAAGAAAGATGGTGGATGTGGAGAACCATGGAATTTAGAAAATATTGAGGAAAAATTATTAATTTTATGTGATAAAGTATTGGATAATAAATGCCAGTTATTTTCTGATATATTTAATACACATCAAAATAATTTATATGGAGATATTAATCTGGTATCAGGTATAGCATGGCCAAAAATGGCATTAGAACCTAAGTGGTATCGTTTTAGATTGTTAAACGCGGCTGTATCCAGACCATGGTTGTTAAAAATTAAAGATGATAAATTACAAGATGTTGGACAAAATATTTGTAAAGTAATTGCAGCAGATGGTGGATACAGAAATACACCTGCATCATTCCCAGTTGACGGATTACTACTGGGTGTTGCTGAACGTTACGAATTAGTATGTGATTTTACAAAGTTCAAAGGTAAACAGATGTATTTATGGAATGACTTTGACCCTATTATGATGGCTGGTGTGCCATATTTTTGTAATAGTCATTTAATTGCTAGATTTGATGTAGCAAGTGGCACAAGTATACAAAACCCACCTGCATTTGAAGAATTTAATACAAGTATTGAACCATTAAAGCCAATTAATAAAGTATTGAGTCAAAATGATTTAAATACAGCATTACAGATGGCGAATGCAGGACAAGCACATCGTGATTTTAAATTTGGTAGAAGAAATGGACATTGGACAATCAATGGCGAGACATGGGATACAATGAAAATTGCAGCGAGTGATGTTGGACAAAATACTTGGGAATTATGGCGATTTGATACTGGTGGTGGATGGTTTCATCCAGTGCATATTCATCTCATTGATTTCTTTTTAATTAGACGTGAAGGAGGTGATAATAAGGGTGTTCGTGGGTATGAACAGTTTTCTCCAAAGGATGTATTTTATCTTGGACCAAGTACGACTGTATATGTTGTTGCAAGATTTGGCGCACATAAGGGTGATTATATGTTTCATTGTCACAATCTCATTCACGAAGACAATGATATGATGAGAGCATTTCATGTTATGGGAAGTAGTGGTAGTAAAAATGCAATAACAGCACAACCATTTATTATTAATCCATTGATTAATATAATTTACAATAATTGGGTATATGCAGACCCACTATTAGGTGAAACAAATGCAAAGAAGTCTTCTCTTATGCCAGCATTTAATCAAGACCACTTTAAGAAGACACTGAATAAAAATCTTTATAGAATTTTCTATCCACTTCCATCTGACAGACCACTCATGAAAGGCGCGGTTGACCCATGGGAATCAAAATGGTGTCCGATGATTTAAGATAGATGTGTAAATATTAAATAAAAATAATGTATAACTTAAAATTTATAAATTTATAAAAAATGTAATTCAAATAATGTATAAATGTATAAATGTATAAATGTATAAATGTATAAATGTATAAATGTATATAGGGCCTTAGGGTCTCTACATACATTTTATTATAATTAAATATATAAAAAACTGAATTGTATTTAAAGAGGATAACATGCACTAAGATGTTGTTCATCGTAGTAGTAGCGGCTACAGTAACTGTTGTAAATGGGGCATTATTTAATGGATGGCGTGAGTATACTTCAGAATTAAAAATTCCAAAAGTTATTGACATGAGATATGGTGGAACATTAGATATGGTTATTGGTGAAGGTAAACATAGTTGGGGAAGTAGCACAAATAAAACTGCTAAAATATATGGTTATGCAAGACGTGGTGAAGAGCCCACTTATCCAGGGCCTACGATTTTAACAAGTGTTAATGCGCCAATAAAGGTAAATTGGTATAATAATATAAGTGGTAAACATATATTAGATAAATATGTCGAGAAATCATTGGTTATTGGTAAAAGTGCATGTTATCCAAAATGCGGTGTTCCGGCAATTGTCCATATTCATGGTTTAGAAACGCCGGCTATATCAGATGGATTACCCACTTATACTTTTTCATATAATCAAACAAAAACAGATTATTATACAAATAATCAATTGTCATCAACAATGATATATCATGACCATGCTATGGGATTTACACGATTGAATGTATGGGCTGGCATGATTGGAACATATATAAATCAAGATTTAGAAACGGAGAGCAAATTAAATATGAATGTTGAATGCGATATTCCACTTATTATTCAAGATAAATTGATTGAACAAGATGGCTCTATCAGTTACGCAGATTCACCTTGTACGTTACAACATACTAAATGGGCACCGGAATCATACGGTAGCATTAATCTGGTCAATGGAGTTGTAATGCCATTTGTTAATATTCCTCAAGAACAATGTAGACTAAGATTAATTAATGGCGCAAATGCTCGAGGATATAGATTAAATATTCCATTTTATAATAAATGTCATTTGGTTGCAAAAGATTCTGGTTTTGTTAAATATCCAACGAAATTAAAAGATAAATTTATATCATTGTATCCATTTGAGAGAGTAGAGTTATTATGCGATTTTAGTAATGTTAAAATTGGTACACAGGTTAATGTAAAGGATGATATAAATGAACCAGGTTATAATAGTAATATTATACAATTTATGTTTACAAAAAAGAAGAAAAATATAAGTAAACCTATTCCTTCAGTATTAAATAATTATAAAGATTTAAAATCATTGTGGAAAAGTACAAATGGTAAAACACGAAATATTACATTAAATGAAGTTGTTGATAAAGATGATTGTCCTATTGAATTAACTATTTCTGAGAATAATAAAGTGTCTTCATTTATGAAACATGATATTATTCAATGTGAAAAAGGCAAAGTAGAAAGATGGAATTTCAAGAATCCTACAGCTGATTTTCATCCATTCCATTGGCATGTAGTTCATTTTCAATGTGGACCTAATGAAAATAGTATAAATACGAATGAATTAAAAGATGTATTTCCAATTCCAAATTCTGAGGGTAAACCAGATGACATTACTCAAGTATGTTTTGTGGCATGTACACCTGGTAAATTTTTAATTGAAAAAAGTAAAACAAAAGCAGATGAGTTTAGTTTCTCAACATCAGACCCATATCTTATTCATTGTCATATATTAGAACATGAAGAAAACGAAATGATGACATGGTTTTCTATTAAAGACGCAGATTACGGAATGTAAGAGTAAATGTACGAAAAGTAAATTACTACATATAAGTAGATTACTATCTATATATAAGAGTAAATTTACTAACTAAAACTAAAATCAAAATAAAAAAAAAATGAAATTATATTTTATGTTTAAGTAGATAAACAATGCAGCTTAATAAAATTATTTCGACGTTTTTAATGAGTTTTCTTTTTTACGGTGTAGCCTTTGGCGCACCAAGACGTGGACAACATCATGGTAACGAAGTGGAAGTGGAAGTGTATACAATTGAAAAAAGAACTAAAAATCAAAAGGGTAAAGAAGTAGATGTAGTTATAGGATAATAAAAACTGAAAATATTAAAAAATATATAAAAGCTAAAAAATGTTTAGTTTTGTAAAAAAGAAGAATGAATTACAAATATCAAAGGTTTTAATATTATCTAAATCTATACATTCAATATTAGAACCGATGTCAATTAATAAAACTATTGAAATAAAATATCAAATGATATTAAATAACATAAATAGTTTTAATAGTAAACTTTCATTCTACAATTTTATTTTGTAATTTATGTTATTTTGTAGTTTCATTTTGTAGTTTCATTTTACATATTAAAATAAAACCTTCGGGTTTTTATTTTAATTTAAGCAATTGAGAATGTATATCATATATCAGTAAGTGTACAATTAAGTAAACAATTAAGTAAACAATTAAGTGTATGAGTAAGATAAAAAAAATTGAAATGGATTTAAAAATAACAAATAAATAAAGTTAAAAATGTCAAAGATATTTTATGTATTGATGATGCAAATTGCTAATGTTTTAGCAAAGAATGTACCTGTTGTAAAGGCTAAGGGTGGATGTGGCGTATCTAGCTGTGATTCTGATATGTTTAATACGAATGTACCAAATTTTGCGTATCATGTACCAAATTTGAATCAGCTACCTGTATCAGCATGGTCAACTCTTAGTAATCCAGTTAATTCAGGAAAGATAAGCACTTTATTTCAGGCTACAAATGCAATTAACGTAGTAAAGTATGGTGGATTTTGTGCAGGAGGTCAAAAGACAATCTTTTTTAAGGGTGCATTTGTACCAGCTGGTGTGCCAGACCCTAGTTGGATTACAAAAATTCCAACTGGAGACCTTGATTCTAATGGTAATTTTAAGATTGGAAGTTATAAGATTGATATAACACAAACTGATTTGCTAACAATGAATCAAGCTTCTACAACATGTCAAAACATATGTAAAAATACACAAAATTGTAAGTATGCATCATATGGTTGGGAAGCTCCTGCTGGTTGGTTTTGTAAGGTATGGACTAGTAATATCTGTACTGATACATCAAACAATTGGTGGAAACCATCACCTCCTGCTGGGGCAGTTATTATTGCAGGACCTCCTCCGATTACAACAGGAATTGCTGGAGGATGCAGAGTTACGGATACTATTGAAACAACAACACAGTTACTAAAACCAGGCATTTCCTTGAGTATTTTATCTACTACTCCATATTTGGCTAGTTTACCTTATCTTAATGCAGTTAGTTATACTTCAGCTAGTGGTATCGTAGCATCAATTAAATGTGATATTACTGCAGCTGGTACAACACCTGGCTGGCCTACATTTGGAACTACATGGATTTAAATGACACACATTAACACAACCTAAAAAATACAAAAAAAATATAAAAATATAAATGTATATAGAACCTTCGGGTTCTATAATGTATTTTATATGTGTATAGTCACACTTTAAGTAAAAAAAAACTGAAATATTGTAGATAAGTATAAAGAATACAGCTTTAAAGAAATTAACCGTTAAACGATATTCAAAACTAAAAATGAAGGGATTTATTATGTTGGTGATGATGTATTTGTTGAAGGTTGTTATTGCTAAAGGTGGTGTAAAATGTTCTACTTGTCCACCGTGTATGTTATGTGACCAATTAGTTGGTTGCGTGTATGATAATTTTTCACCATGCCTTGCTCTTGGTAATAAAAAAGGATATTGTTTTAATGGAATTTGTGATGTAAAACTTGGACAGATTGCAAAGTTGCCAAAGCCACCTATTTGCAATACATACAAGTTTAACACTACATTAGTAAATGGTAAACCAAAAATATCTTATACGACCGTAAGTGATATTAACGGTATTAGTTGTACAAAGGTAGGTGCTATATTAGAATCAGTTTGTATGAACGGTAAATGTACTCCGTATGTACAAGCTGTTACAATTTTTGGCGACGCAACTGGATGCAATGGTTTACCAGATGGATTTTTATGTGATACAAACTTTGTCTTTACAGATGGAGAAAAATGTATAAATGGACAGTGTGTGATGCCTGATGTCCCAAATTCATGCACTATTTAAGTAAAATAAATTAAATGTAAATAAATTAAATGTAAATAAATTACATGTAAATAAATTAAATGTATATAGAACCTTCGGGTTCTTTATATATTTTTTTATTTGTTATTTGCGTTTCTATGGTATATTTCGATTTACATTAATAAAAAATTGAATTAAATTTAAACGTTATAAAAAGCGTGAACAACACAACAAACGAAACAACAAACGATACAACAAACAATTTAGTAAAATGCGCGTAGTTATATTTTATATGTTGATGACGTATGTTATTGCATTTCCAGGAATGAATAACAATAATAATTATGTTATAAAAAAGGATAAAAAAAGTAAAGTATTAAGAGTTAAGTTAGAAACATTGAAACCAAGTTACAATCTATACAATCCAGAAAAAGTTGATTGGGTTAGTGTTATTAGTGGATGCAAAGCAGCATGTCGTTATGAAAAAAGGTTATGTAATTTTTATATTCGTGCTGCTGCGCATGATGCTTTGGCGATTTCGGAAGGCTTTGGTGGTGCAGATGGTTCATTATTGTTAACAGAAGATGAAATAAGACGTTCTGAAAATAATTATGATAATTTTGCATATTTGTTATCAAAGAATGCATTATCTTTGGCTAAAATATACAACGCATCTGTCGCAGATATTATTACAGTATGCGGTGCTGTTGCAACGGAATTTCTTGGTGGACCAAAAATTATAAAATATGATTCAGTGGAGCCATTCTTAGTTGGTAGATATGACCGTACATCACCTAATCCTGCAAATGCACTTGCTCCTGCGAATATTAATACAACGGGGTTTGCTAATTTTGCAAAGAGCAAAAATCTGACATTGGAGGATATGACTGCATTGATGGGGTCGCATTCTATACTAGATGAAAAGGGTTGTTTACAACGGGATAATAAATATTGTAATCCAAGAGTTTCAAATTGTACAGATTTATTGATGTATAGTTGGTCAAACTTATATTATAAGGAGACATGCACCCCAAAGATTCGAATTAATAATCCACCTGCTTTGAGTACATTGCCATTAGAAACAAAAGAATTTTTTATTAGGCAAAATATGTGTAAATTTACAAGTCAGGAATTGCGTCAACGTGAATTGGATATATTAGCCCAGGAATTAATTATTCCAGATATAGGACCTGGTAACCCCGATTTATTAGTTATTAATCCTGATACAGAATATGAAGATGTAACATGGTATAACGATGTTACAAAAATTGCAAAAAAATGGCAATACACTGTTCATGATGCATGGATGGGTAAGGCCTGTCAACGCGATATTGCAAAGACTGCAGATAATGAAAAAATAGGTATTTATATGAATAAATATAAAAACAATATGGAGGAATGGAATGTAGCATACACACGCGCATATAAAAAAATGATGAAGATAGGCGCGAGTTGGTATAAGAAAGGTGGTCTGATTATTTCTGGTTTAGAATGTAATTCTGGATATATATCAAATATTCCGAATGTGAATTGTGTATTATGTAATCTTAAAACATATAGTGGTAATTATGCAAATAATTGTCCAAAATCATGCCGATGTAAAACGGCATTTGCGGATGATGCAGTATTTTATTATTAATACAATAAAAACAAATATAAAAAACAAAAACAAAGACAAAATAAAGACAAAGACGAAAAGATAATTTAAATAGGGCCTTCGGGTCCTATTGTTTATTTAAGTCAAGTAGAGTTACTTTTTGTAATAAAGCTTCTTGTAGACCTTCATCTTCATTTCTTTCAGCAAAGTATTGCATAATATCATCTAATAATTGTTTAGGGCATGTTTTTGACGGAATAATTAAACCATTTGGGAGATAATCTAAATGTTTTTCAGGTGAGAATTTATGTTTAATTAATATCTGCCATCTTTCTGTATATTTTCTATTTTTTTTAGAGCCATGAAAGTGATGTCTAATAATACCTGGAACATACCCTAAACGTAGATGTATAACTTTTTTTTGAAAGTTTAAAACAGACTCTAGGTAATCTTGATGTACAAGACTATTAACACTTATATGACCTTTATTTATTAAACTTAATGCCATATTATGGTCTCCAGAACCTAATATAGAATGTTCATATAATCCACCCATTTTGTCATAAGCCTTACGTGTACAAGCCCACGCGAATCCTGGATGCCATATTTTATTAATTCCAACTTTAGTATATAATCTTTTTTTAGAATACTGGAATCCAAAACCAGAGAAGATGCTCATAGCATCTTCATTTATGTCCATATCAATAGCATGACTAAATAATTGAACAATGTCCCTACATCCATTTAAAATTTTTAATGTATCTAAAGCCCATGATGCACTATCAAATTCTATATCGGCATCAATCCATGCAAATGCTTTCCAATTATTAGGTAATAAATGTTTTACACCCATATTAATCATATTTTCTTTATGCCACAAAGGTGGTGTATTTGTTTTAAGTTGTAAATGTCTTTTGTTTTTTGGGTCAGTAATATGAAATTTTTGCTTATGATATGCTAATTCAACTATATATAAGATTGCATTATCACTATCTTGTTCTTCAAAACGTTTGATAAATTCTTTTGCTAAAATATATCTACGTGCATATTGATATGGATTACTAATAACAATGATAACATGTAATTTATCTTCTATAGGCTCATTATTTAATATAGCTAATTTTATATCATTATTCATATAAGTAATATTGTCAATTTCAATATTATTAATAATAGTCATATCTATTATATTTTAAGAAATAAAATTTAAAACTCTAAATAAAGATAAATTGTTAAATTATATTTATTTATTAAAATTGTTAAATTATGTTTATTATTAAAATTGTTAAATTATATTTATTATCTGTATTTATTATTATAGTAATTAATATATAAATTGTTATTTTTTTGTAAAATATCGGAACATTTTTTATATTTTTCATCATTTGCCGTTTGAATATGCAGAGCATCATCTTCAAGACCATAATGGAATGGTGTAGTTAAGTTGCCAATTGCAACAATTGGAATATTTTGTTTTAATATTTCATTTGATAAGTAAAAATCATCTCCTAAATAACATGATTTATATCGTAACCAATATGTATCTATATTTTTTAAAAATTTTTGTTTATAAAGAACACCAGCATACCCTTCTAATAGTTGAACATATTTTGCAAATTGTGTAGATAATGCTTGCCTCTTAGGGTCATCAATAAATGATGTTCCTGTTATACAAGCATCTGGGTATATTTTAGAACATATCAAAAATGTCTCTAATAAATGCGGTGGATAATATATATCATCATCAATTGATAAAATTGATGTTTCTGGATTGTTTTCAAGCTCAATTGTAGGTAATATTTTTGTTGCTGGACCCATGTCATCACACCAATTTATATATATTAATGGATTATTTACGATAAAATCTGGTAATGGTGTTAGAAATGTAGAATTATCTCTTTTAAAAATATATGGAAGATTAAGGTATAATTTATCCGGTTTAACTGTTTGTGCCATAATACAATCTATAACAGGTTTTATTTTAGATATTCTTCTTGGGCTAGTAGTCATACTTACTACAACTCTTTGTTTATTATTTGATATTAGATATATAAATGCAATACATGCGATAAATGCAATAAATGCGATAAATATATAAATGCTCATTTAATATATACAAATATATTAAAATTTTAAAATATGTGTATAATTATGTTTATAATCTGGTATGTTTTAAAATTATGTGTATATTATAATTTTAAGATATTGTTATTTAAATAATTGAATTTTATTTATTGTTTTATTTTAAATTGAAAGATGAATCAAAGTAAGAATCAGCGTGTCAAGTCGTATTTTTATAATATGCGTTATTTTCATAATGTGATAAAAAGAGATTTATATAATAAGTATACAAAAAATATAGAAAATTTATTAGATTTGGCTTGTGGAAAAGGTGGTGATTTAGATAAGTGGGCATCAAATAATATTAAAAACGTGATTGGTTATGATATTAATAGTGCTTCTATTAAGGAAGCCCAAAGACGCGTAAGTAATTATAGGTCTCCATTAAAAACAAACATTAATTTATATGTCAAAGATTTATCAAGAAATGTTATCAGTAATGGCAATAAAAATATGGATGTAATAACAAGCATGTTTGCATTTCATTATTTTTTCGAATCAGAAGACACATTTAATGTAATTATGGAGACAATTGAGAATAATTTAAAAGATGGTGGGTATTTTATGGGTGCAATGTTTGATGGCGATTTAATAAAAGAATTATTAACAATAGATAATATATATGAATTAAAGGATAAAGATGATGTAAAATTTAAATTACAAAGATATAATGAATTAACAGATTCATTATTCGGTAATAAAATAAGCGTATATTTAAAAGATACTGTATTAGATGAACCAATGGATGAATATATCGTATACTTTAATAAATTTGTAAATGAAATGAAGACACGTGGGTTTGAATTAGTTGAATCAACATTATTTAGAGATTTATATAATGAAAAGTATAATTTAAATGATGTTGAAAAAAAGATTTCGTTTTTAAATAGAACATTTGTTTTTAAAAAAGTTGAAGTTGATATATTAAATTATATATGCAAAAGAGAGACTGATTATTTGATGGAGTGCGAGTGGAATGAAATAAATTTTAAAAAACGTGAAATAGTAGATATATATAAAGAGAATTTGAATAAAAAGATTGAAAGGGCAACATCGGAAGAAATTAAAATGATATATATATTTACACGAGATAATTTTGAAAATGCAGAAGAGATTATAAAAGACCCAAGTATATCAAATAAAATAAAAAAATATATAATGATTGTATATAAATTATTTTTAGATGATTTACATTAAGATTTACAATCATAATTTACATTAAGATTTACATTAAAAAAAACTGAATTCTATTTAAAAACAAATTACATATAAATAATAAAAATAAAATGCCTCTCTTTGTTCTCACAGTTGAAAGTGTTTCAGGTTGCAATGTTCTTGGAGCATATCTTAGTGAGAAAGCGATTAAGCTAGCTGCCTCTGAATATGTAGAAAAACAAGAAAATGTTGTATTTAAGAAGAAGTTGGTTAAGAAGGATAGCGAAGATGTAAAGAAGGTTCTGTATGTAGAAGATGTGAAGGAAGGTGAAAGACGTGTGTGTTTGAATGTAGTTGAGTTTGAACTACCTGCAGTAGGTGGAAAATCAAAGAAGGTTAAGGACCTTAATGCACCAAAGAAGGGAATGTCAGCATTTATGCTTTTCTCAAATGAGTGCCGTAGTAAGATTAAGGAAGAAAATCCTACTGCTAGTTTCGGAGAAATCGGTGCAAAGGTTGGTGAAGCATGGAAGAAGCTATCAGAAAAGGAAAAGGAAGTGTATGTACAAAAGGCTGAAAAAGACAAGGAGCGTTATAAGCAAGAAATGGATGCATATACTGATTCAAAAACTGAATTAAACACTGATGTAAAGACTGATGTAGCTACAGATGTAGCTACAGATGTAGTTACTGAAAAGACTGTAGAGACTGTGGTCACAGAAAAGCCTGTTAAGAAAGTTGTGAAGAAGAAGTAAATGAAAAATACAATAAACACAATAAATACAAAAAAATATAAATCTATTAAATAGGGACCATTTGGTCCCTAAATTTTATTTAATTAAGAATTTTAATTTATATGATTATATTATATAAATTAATTTATGGCAAGTTTTGCGAGTACACTTGAGCGTTTTGGTGCAATTGAAATATCTACACGTGGTTATATAGATGCTGGAAATAATGCAGTTCAGAATGTAAAATATCCTGTAAATACACAAGATGCAACTAATAAAGAATATGTGGATAGATTATTAGATGTTGGGGATATAAAAATGTCTGTTAGAAGTGGAGATTTTCACGGATGGTTAAAATGCGATGGTCGTAGTTTATCGCGTACGACATATTCATTGTTATTTGCAGTGATAGGTACATCATTTGGAAGTGTAGATGGTAATTCGTTTAATTTACCAGATTGTCGTGGAAGAGTATTAGGTACATTGGGGCAAGGAAGTGGTTTAACAAATAGGACGCTTGGTGTTAACGTGGGTTCAGAAACGCATACATTAACTGTAGGTGAGATACCAAGTCATAATCACTCTATTAATGACCCTGGACATACGCATAATTGGTTACATGGTCAAGAAGGTGATGATAATGGTCATGGTGGTTCTTATGATGAATTTACATTTGCACCGGGAACAGAAACAAATGTGATAGCATCATCAACGACAGGTATAACTATTAATAATGCCGGTGGTGGAAGTGCATTTGATATTATGCAGCCGACAGTATTTATTGGTCATGTATATATTTATAGTGGTTTAGAATAATAATATAATTTTTGTATTTATTTTATTTAATTTAAAGTAAAATAAAAAATTGAAAAAGAAATGAAAATGTATGTAAAAGTGTATAACGTAAGCAATTGAGTAAAAAATGTCAGCATCTGTATCTGTCGCCAAAGAAGTTAATGTCTTAACTGACAAGTTTAAAAAGGAATTGATTGAATGTCAAATGTGGATGGAAGAATATGATTATAAGATTATTGACAGTGATGGTAAAAAAATCGATAAAATGCATGATATATTACACGATTTTAAGGAGCCAAGCCGTAATAAATTAGAAATGTATATGAAGCATATAATGAACATATACACTATTTATTTGAATGAGTCAGAAGTTGGTGACGCAAAATTATTAGTTAAAGAATTTAAAGAAAGAAAAAAGGAAAAGAAAATTATGAAAAAAGATAAGATTGTGAAAAAAGATAAGATTATAAAAAAAAATGCAGCGGAAAAAACAAAAATAGATGAAAATCACATTAAAGACACTGTTGAAGTGAAAGACGATAAAGAAGTTAAAGACACTGCCAAAGTTAAAGACACTGTCAAAGTTAAAGACACTAAAGAAACAAAAAATAAAGATATTAAAAATGAAATAAAAAAGTTTAATGACTGGTTAATAACAGATGGTTATAATATTATTGAGACTAGAAATATTGAAGATATTGTGAGTTTGGTAAAACTATTTATGGAAAATCAAATAAATAGTAATAAAGAAATAGAAAAAGGTGATGTTGATAAAGACAACGTTGATAAAGACAACGTTAAGAAAGACAACGTTGATAACGCCGACATTGATAAAAACAAAAAAGAGTTGAAAAAGAAGGAAAAAAATGTAAAACCTAATGATTCTAAAAATAAGAAGAATATAAAAGATAACGAAAAAGATAAGGAAAAAGATACTAATAATGAAAAAGATAATAAAAAGGATAACAAAAAGAATATGAAAAAGGATATTGAACATTTAAAAAAAAATGATGACAGCAAAATAAATAACGATACTTATAAAGATCCTTATAAGGAGAAAATGATAGAGTTATTTGGAGATGATTTAGGCGATTTGGAAAGCATAGAAAGTGATATAGATGATGATATCATAATCACATTGAGTGACCTGGACTAATAGTTAAAGTACAATATTCAAGTGCGTACCAAAGATTTATTCCAGCGAGTTCAAATATAATATGAAATGAAAAAGCGGTTACAAAGAACAGATACATTTGATTATTTATGTTTTGTAGTGCAGGTATCATAAATTTTATAACATTAGCAAGAACGATAAATGACAATCCAACAAAAATTGCTTCTATGAGTATATGCGACGCTGATTTATAATTCATTTTAAATTACTACAATAAATTAAAAATTTATAAATTAAAAATTTATAAATTAAAAATTTAAAAAAAATGATACAAAAATGATACAAAAAAATGATATAAAATGATACAAAAAATGGTACAAAAAATGATACAAAAATGTATATAGAGGCCTCGGCCTCAATACTCACGTTCCAAAAAAAAAATTGAAAAAAATTTGAAATCTGATGAAATTTGTGTAATTGTGAAGTCGTGTAGTATCAAGTATGAGTAAGGTGTGTAGTGTATGTGTTGAAGAGTATAATACTAGTGCACGTTCATTAGTATTATGCGATTGCGGGTACGAGTGTTGTAGAGCGTGCATCAAGTCATACATCTTTAGTAAGAGAAGTGAACCAGCGTGTATGAATTGTGGAGTCGTTTGGACACGAAAATATATTGTAAATAATTTTGAAAGAAGCTTTATTATGAAGGAATATAAAAATTATATTGAAGATATCATTTATGAACGAGAGCTAGGAATGTTACAAGCAACACAACCATATGTTGAAAAAGAGATACAAATGCGAGATTTGAAGTGTAAAATAAAAAAATTAAAAGAAGAATCAAATGCAATTGAAGATGAATTGATAACAAAAAGTAATATTAAGCGTAAGAGTGAAAAAATAAAGACACAGATTGCAGATTTGCAAGAAGTATTATATGAGATTGAGTCTAGATTGGAAGTATTGAGAACGTCATTGAGAAGTTTAAAAGGTAGTAAGGTAGTGGAAAGAAAAGACTTTATAAGAAAATGCCCAAATGGTGATTGTCATGGATTTTTATCTAAGGTATTGAAATGTGATTTGTGTGGTTGCTGGGCGTGTGGCGAGTGCCGAGAAGTGAAAGGTGTTAGTCAGGAAGAAAGAGAAAGTCATCAATGTGATGAAGACATAGTAAAATCAGTAAAGTTATTTGAAAAGGATACAAAAGGATGTCCGAAGTGCGGTGTATTGATATGCAAGATACAGGGATGTGACCAGATGTGGTGTGTAGAGTGTCACACTGCGTTTAGTTGGAATACATTACGAGTGGAAAATGGAAACATTCATAATCCACATTACTTTGAATACCAGAGAAAGGCTAAAAATGTGGCAGAAAGGAATCCAATGGAAGTAAGATGCGGAAGAGAGTTGGATCACTACTTTGTTATAAGACTACAAAATAATGTTAAGAGTCATATATATGACGAACACTGTATGAATGTGATTCATATGAGAGAAGTTGAGTTGCTACGGTTTCGAGTTCAAGGTCGATTGGAGGATAACTTGGACTTGCGAATCAAGTATATGATGAAAGAGATTGATAAAGAGAGTTTTAAGAGGCTATTACAACGGAGACATAAGGAGCGTATGAAGAAACTGGAGTTAAGAGACGTGTTGATGATGTATATAAGTGTGATAACAGACCTGATGTACAGATTGGTACATGGTAATGACACAACAATAGATAAGGAAATGAAAGGCTTGATGATATATACAAATGAGTTGTTAAGTGATATAAGCAAGACATATAATTGTAAGAGATATGAGGTGTGTATCAATGGTAGGTTAAAGTGAAAGACGATGTTGTGTAGTTGTGTAGTATATTGTATATAGGGGCCTCGGCCCCAAAAACTTAATTATGTCATTAGCTCTTTTATAATGAAGTGTTAATTAATAGAATTGTTATATGTTATTATATGTTAAATTAATTTAAAGTCAAATTAATTTAATAATAAAAATGGAAGTAGAGAAAAGTGTATCAGAAGGTGTATTGTCAAAAAGTGATGGATTTCAAAAAGATAATATATGTAGAAATTTTATGTATAGTAAATGTCAAAAGCAAGAATGTAAATATATTCATCCCATAAATTTATGTTTTTACTTTTGGAAAAATAATTCATGTAAATATAATAATAACTGTAAAAAATTACATGAATATAAGTTTGAGTCAAAGGCAAACTTACGTAATAAAAAAAAACGTAATACAGAATGTTTTATACCGATGACAAAACCAGTGGATTTACGTATTGTATGCGATTTAGGAAATGGACATAATAAATTAACAACGATGTTAACTACAAGAGATGTTTTATTAGTCCCTAATATATTTGATGATTTTAAGTCTGGTGAATTATATTCTAAACTTGTATCAGAGATTAATGAGTGCGGTATTCCAAAAGATAAGTTATTAAAGTTATGGCATGGAAATGATAAAATTGAGGGCACGCATTTAATAGCAGATGATAAGACAAAATGGAAAAATGATTGTCCAACATTTAATTTTGTTCTTAATCGTATCAAGACATTTTTTAATATGGATATTCAGGCTACTCGATTTAATTGGTATACTGATACTTCTCAATGGAAACCATTTCATCATGATGCAGCTGCCGTAAAAGCTGATAAGGCTGATGTCCAAAATTTTACAGTTGCAGTTTCTTTTGGAACAACAAGGGATGCTGCATTTGAACATGCAACAACAAAAACAGTTGTAAGCTCACCTCAACCAGATGGATGGATTTATGCTTTTTCAAAAGATACAAATATTATTTGGAGACATGGTATTTTACAAGACAATCCCACAAGAGATGAAGGACGTATATCTATTATTGCATGGGGATGGGTTGATAATATGAAAGATATATAAAAAGGATATAAAAAGGATATAAAAAGGATATAAAACGGATATATAATGAATATTAATATATATATTTATATATATTAATTTGAATTTTTATATATATTAATGTGAATGTGAATGTTAATTTAAATATATTCTCCAGGGAATTTTGATTGAATGAATTTTTCAAGCTTATCTATTTTTAATATAGAATCTTGTAAACTTTTGTATATATCTGCATTATTTGGATATGTTGTATCTTCAACTTTATTAATTAATTTTTGCACAGCTCCATACAACGCTGCTAATATTTGATCACTGTTTAGTGACCTACAATCAGAGTATCCATACATGTCTTTTTGCTCTACAGCTTTCGGAAAGATAGATTCTACATCCTGCGCTATCCAACCTAATTTACTTCTATCAGGAACTTGTTCTACAGTGTATACATCATCTCTCCATGTATATCTCTTTAATGGTAGACTTTTAATGTTATTATAACACATATCTAAATCTGCTAATTCAATATTTGTTTTAAGACGTTCATCGGATGCTACTGTCCATGTATTTGTACTTGGTTTTGCTGCGCTATCAGTTGACACTTGTAATTGATATGCCGGATCTGTATTACCTATACCAACTCTTCCTGTATGCATTATTACCATT